GTTCAAGTGCCTATTCTGAAAGACTTTACTAAGTTCTTTGGAAGACTAGCTGAAGACTTTGTTACTAATGCTAAACCTAGTAAGAGTGCAACTGATTGGGTAGAATACTTTAAAAGAGTAACCTTTGGTGGTGATAAACCAAAGCTGCCTAAGAAGTGGACTCAAGTGCCATGGTCTAACTTTGATGGTAAGATTGTTGAACAACACTTTACACAAGTATTTGAACAAAAGCTTGCTTATAAAGATAAAGATGGTAAATGGGTAAATAACATTATTCAAGTACCACAAAAGACTGATCCTACATGGTGGGAACAAGTCACGAATAAAGAAGGTAAAATTAATGATATTGTAGATGCTCAAAAGGCAAGAACTGCTTTTGCTGTTAATGGTAATCACTCAAATGATGCTGTTATTGTGAAGCAATTTCATTTGTGGGGAAAGAAAAAGAATGTTCCTACAGCTACAGTACATGATGCCTTCTTTACTAACTCTCAAGATATGTTAGAAGCTAGAGATGCATTAAGAGAAATTTATGCTAAAACTTTAGAGGCTAATGTTATTAAACAGACTCTTGATGAAATGGTCAAGAGAGGCTTACCTAAGTCACTTTACAAAAAGTACTTAGATGAGGCCATAGAGATTGGCTTAATACCTGTCGTAGGTAAAAGCCGAGTAGGTGGAAAGCTTCTTACCAAAGAAGATCTGCTGACTAAGGAAGATATATTAACACCAGTACCTAAAGGTTTCAAGAAAGACCGTGGGTGGTACGGAATCGGGTGACGGGTGTGCCCAGGCTGGCCCAGGATTGCCCCTAGCTGACGCCGTTTGTGACGGCTGAGGGGGTGGTCATGGGTTGCCAAAATTTTTGCTCTGAGGGTCACTCTGAGTAAAAATGGTCTATAACAATTAACTAAACAAACCCTAAGTTGTACTTAGGTAAACAAACAGGCTGTGCCTAGAGGATAAAAATGAGCGATAATAACCAAAACAATAATGGTACACCATCTGGTGAAACCCCTAATGCCAACGCTGGTACTCCCAACGATGGTACTGGTGGAGATCCATCTATTGAGAAACTGGTTAGCCAAAGGGTTGCTGAAGCATTAGCGCCCATTAAAGAAAAACTCGATTCGGCTTATAGCGCACGAGATGAAGCCAATGCTAAATTAGCTAAGCTTGAACTTGAGCGTAAAGAAGCTGACTTGAAACGTCTTGAAGAAGAAGGTAAACACTTAGAAGCTGCTAATCGGCGTCTTGCTGAAGAACAGGCTCGAAGTAAAGCCCTTGAAGAACAAAACATTAATCTGTCCCGTGATGTTAACGTACGAGGTGTCCTCGCAGGTTATGCATTTAAGAATGAACGTGCTGCTGAAATCGCTTTCAAAGAAGTTGTTGGTCAACTTACTCGAAACGAACAAGGTATCTGGGTTCATAAATCAGGTGTTAGTGTAAAAGACTTCATGGAAGCTTTCTCTAAAGACGAAGAACAATCATTCTTGTTTAAACCTAAGGCATCTTCTGGTAACGGTTCTAGTAATACTAATTCCAATACTGCAGAGTCTACAGGCAAGAAGTCTCTCTTCAAAATGTCCCAAGCCGAAGTTCTTAAACTTGCTGGCGAAGGAAAACTCTAAAGGTATTTTAAATGACTATCGTAGTTAACGTTCCAGGCGCAACCGACTTTGCCCTGCAATCTGCTATTTCGGCTTACTCTGATGAAGCATACACGAATGCTAAGAAGCTGACTGGCACTGGTATTACTTCTAGTAATCCTCAAATTGATACCAGCACTGAGACCTTTATTGGTCAAGTTCGCTGGATGAAACCGCTGAACCCAACTATCAACGTTGCTTCTCTGACTGATAGCACCGCTGGTACTGGTACGACCTTCTCTTCGGACTTCCTGACTTATGTCAAGACTGTTCGTACGCATGGCGCTACCCAAGTGAACATGAAGCAAGTTATCTCTCAAGAAGATGGCTTGGCTAAGATTGGTCGTGATTTTGCTGAGACTCGTGCTCAAGACGAACACAATGCTATCCTGTCGGTTCTCCGTGGTGTTGCCATCACTGAAATGCTGAACGGTGCTGCTTCTGGTTCTGGTAATACTGGTCTGGGTGGTCAAACCTTCTCGAATGACCCTACTGATCCTAAGTATGGCTTCTATGTTGACCTCGGTGCTAACAAGCCTGTGATTGCTGCTACTGCTGCTATCCAAGGTGCTGCCCGTGCTGAAGGTTTCCTTACCGCTATCGGTATGGGCTTCAAAGACTATGAGCCAGATTATATGTATCTGGTTACTAGCCCTGAAGTGTTTGCTTCTCTGCGTTCTGCTAACCTCGTGGATGAAACCACTGTGGTTGAAGGTAACATCACCTTCCAGACAATCTTTGGTGGTAAGTTCCGTCTGATTCAGACTCGTGCTAACCAAGGATTCTCTGCTGCTGAACTTGGCTTTATCAACGCTGGTTTGGGTGTAGATATTATTGGTACTAAGACTTCCTTCTTGGTGAAGCCTGGTGCTATTGCCATGGAAAGCCTGATGGTTCCTAACCCTGTTGGCGTATTCCGTGATGAGAAAGCCTATAAGGGCGGTGGTTCTACCGATATCTGGTATCGTTGGGGCTATGTGGCTCATCCTGCTGGTTACAACTGGGCTGGTGCATCTGATGCATTCCCTGCTGATACCGCTTATGTTGCTGCTCCTACTGGAGCTGTTACTGCAGGTACACGTGGTGCATTCACCCGTAAAGCTACCTCTGCTCTGAGCTTGGGTATTCTGCCGATCTTCCACAGCTAATAAAAGGGCCACCCTATGGCACTATCTAAAGGTGTAAACTCTTATGCTACTGTTGCTGAAGCAGATGCATACTTCGCTGATAGATTGGATGCTAGCGCTTGGGTGGCAGCTGACGCAACTACTAAGGCGAAAGCTTTAGTAACTGCCTCAAGTAAGCTTGATATGTTATCTTGGGCAGGTAGTGCTTATGATGAATTACAATCATTAGCATTCCCTCGCTCAGGATACTATTTTGACCCTAGATTGGGTACAACTGTGGCATTCACTACAGATGTCCCTTCTAGAGTTATTCAAGCGACATATGAGCTAGCTAACTACTACCTTAATAATGAAGGCTTAACTCTGAATCCTGGAAAGGTCGATGAGATTCAAGTTGGATCTATTAAGATATCAGGTGCTAAGCCTCTGAGCCAAATTCCGGCTACTGTGACTCGTATCATTAGACCCTTATTGGTTAACAATGGTGCATACTCATGGTGGAGGAATAACTAAATGGGCTACAGAGCAAGCATTCAACAAAAAGTTAGGGCAGCTTTTAATCAAGTTGGTGATCTTGCATCTAATGCGATATTAACACAGAAAGACAGTTCAAGTTTTGATTTTGCTACACAGACAACTGTGAAAGTAACACAACCATCAAAAGCAATTAAAGTCATTTTAATTAATGAAGGTCGAGATAAAAGTGATTCAAACACTATCACTGCTGAAGTAATGATTCTCAGTGAGAATGTCTCAGACTTGACTTATTATGACACTATTGTTATTAATGGAATAACTTGGACAATAGGTACTCCGTCTTTTAATGATGGATTTATAACAACTGTCAAAGTGAAGAGAGAATAGTATGGGTAAATTCTCAGATCTCTCCTCTATTGTTATGGCTCGATTTGCAACTCCTGCTTGGGTTGCTGAAGGTATCATAACACATCCCAGTAATTTTATTGGTGATGTTCCTGGAAAAGAATATATTAGGATTTCAGTATTAGCTTCAAACAATCCTGAAGGCTCAATGTATGCTAAACTAAATGCAGTCTCTGGACTCATTATGGTTGAAATATACACTGCAGCTGGTGAGGGTCCACTAAGAGCTAATCAAATAGCTGATATTCTGGATAAGCATTTACAGGGTGGTTACTTTCTGTCATCTACAGGTGTCGCCCAACTAGGCTTAAGTGTTTTAAAAGACCAAGGCTTAGATAAAGCAAACCCTTCATTACAACGCACGTTGTATTCTCTTTCGTTCTCTTATTTTGGAAAATAAAAATGGCTCACATTTCTTCTATTGCAGCCGCCATGTTCACTGACTTGGCTGTAGCTATCGGTACTACTACTGGTGGTATTGCTGGCAACCCTGCCCCTGCAACTCTGAACCAAGCTGGTTTTGATGCATTGTTCACAACTACTTCTGCTACTGCTTTGAAGTATTTGCAAGTGTCTAACGTGCGTGAGTTCCCTGCTGTTGGTACTCCTTCTAACATCGTTAACGTTCCCGTGTTCGGTCAACGTCAGTCTCAAACCATTGGTGGTCAAGCTGATGCCCCTACCTTGGATGTGACCATTAACTATGTGCCTAATGATTGGGCTAAAGGTTCTACCTCTACTACTTGGGCTGCTAACGTTGTAGCTACCAAGGGTACTGAACTGGCTAACATGGTCAGTGATGGTAAGTCTCGCGCATGGCGCATGGCGTTGTTGGCTGCTCAGCCTACAGGCGCTACTCTTGGCCCAACTCAGTCTCAGTATGACTCTAATGCTGGTGGTCTGGGTAAGGTTGAAAACTCTGTGTTCTACTGGATGGGCAAGATTGAGTCCCTGCTGATTACTCCGTCTTTGACTGATGCTACTCAGGCTACTCTGTCGTTCTCTATCCAGTCCGACTTCTACGGCCCTTACACTAACTAATAGTTAGTAGTTAGCCTACTTATAAAGGCATCGAGGTGACCCCTTCGGGGGTTGCCTTGTCTTATAACCACCTTATGGTGTATAGTACTATCTAAAAACATTATGGCAAAATCAAAACCATTTACTAGAGATTATGTTCTCAAAGTAACTGCTAAACATATGCTTAAGTCTATCGAGATTAGCATCAAGAAGACTATGGATCGAATGAATGAATTTCAAGGCGATCATGAGCAAGCTAATGAAGTATTCAAAACTCTAACTGAACTTCAAGCTATTAAGAAACAAATTGCAGCAATCGGAAATAAGGAATAATTATGGCTCTCTCTTTTAAAGACCTCGTGG